CCAAGGTTTTGTCCGTTTGTGCCTGCGTCAATCCCGTGCCCGCAATCGTGCTTTCGGTCTTGGCGGCTTGGTCGGTCAATTCGCCCGGCAATAGGGCGAGCGTTCTGGAATTGTCGGCAACCTTCGTCGGATCGCTGATTGCTGCTAGGCTCATCTGGAAAAACCGCTGAGCGGCGACCGGATCAGCCGTGACGGCCTCAATCGTAGCGTCAATATCGTCAGTCGGTTGACCTGCCTGTGAAGCCGCTTCCCGGCGTCGTTTCAACAAGGCTATCGTCTGATCAGGCCGGTTCGCCTGCAGCCAGCCCAAGGCTGCCGAAGCATCGCGAACATCTTGCCGCTGGGTTGCCGTGTCGGAGGCATCATAAGCGGCCTTGGTCGCCTGATGGGCTGCCGGATCCAGCATCATGACCCGGCGCATATCCTCTACCGATCCGGTCCGGTAAAAGGCGTCATGAGCCTGTGCCAGTTGTTCAGCCTGAATTTGCGCGGCTCGGATGGCCGCTTGCTCCTGCACATGCTTGTCGATGGCCGCGCCTGCGTCATACCCGCGAAGGCTTGCCATGAAGTCCGGGATAGGTTGCAGCTCACCAGCCATCAGAAGATTGCCTTGAATAATTGGCCTATGTTAATTCCGCCGCCCGTATTCGCTACCTTACCTGCTGACTGCCCCAACGATCCGGCCCCGGAATACGCCGCGATAGCATCCTGTATGATATTCCCCAATCCGGTGAGCTGCTGTTGACCAGCCTCAGCCTTGGCTAGAACGCCCCCCGCCCGTGTCGTTCCCTGAGCGCCATACAAACCCGCGATGCTATTAGCCGCTGACGCACCCAATTGCCCAAGGTCAGATCCGACATTAGCCCCAAGGTTCTGCAACCCCGTATATCCGGCAAGCTGCTGCTGAATGACCGATGCTAAGGTGTCAGCCCCGAAATTGGCCAAACCCCGTTGCGTATTGCCCCCACGCAAGCCGCCCGTTGCCGATGCGTTCTGAAGAACCGCCTCCTGCCCCGTGCGGAAGATCGACTGATACAGCGGACTGTTTTGCAGGTTGTCGATCGATGATTGCTGAACCGCGCCGCCGTTCAGGCCTAGCAGGTTGCTGGATCCGGTAAGGGCTTTCGCCCCCGCTTCCGTGTAGGGTGCCAATGCCGCTTGCGTCGCAGCCTGCTGTTGGCGGATATAATCCAACCCCTGCTGTTGAGCCGCGATCTGGGCTGCCGCCGCCTGGCTAGCAGCCTTGCCCTTCTTTTTGGCCCCGAAAAAACTGACGATGCTGGAAAAAAGGCTCATGATGCACCCCGGATTTACACCCGTAGTTCCAGAACTTACCCAAATTGGCAAGGTTAGGGCACGGCTGATAGCCTCATGTAATAAACCGTCCCGTTGCAATTGATCGGCAAGCTATGGGTAGACACGGTTGCCGTTGCTGTAGGGGCCGTATCGACCCGCAAGCTGTCACACCGCAAAGCCGCCTGAACATCAACCGGCGCTGTCAACACGATTGCCGCCAAGGCGTTCAGGATCGCTACCGGATCAACAACGATCTTGGCCAGCCCCGCTGTCGCTACGTCCAGCGTAACGCCCGTATCGCCGGTCAGCACCCGTTCCGCGCTAAGGGCCGTCGAAGCCGTCAACACAAGGAAGGCAGCCGCTGCAATGGTGTCCGCCGTGGTCTGCGCCGCTGTCGCTGCTACAGCCGCCGCTTCCGCCGTGGTCTGGGCTGTTTCCGTTGCCGCTGCCACACCCGGGACCGTCTGGGCAACCTTGGCCAAGGCCTCAAATGCCAGCAAGGTGCGATTATCCTGCCCAAATACCCGTGACAGGGTCTCACGTCCGATCACGTCAACGGGAATGTCGATCATGCCGAAAGCCCCTCCAGGTCCGCTTCCAGCCGGGCAATGCTTGTCAAGGCCGTGTAAGCCCCCCGAAACCTTGCCGATCCGAAATTAGGCAGCACACAGCGCGGTCGCCAGATCATGCGCTTGGCGGTATCCCCCTGTGCCCCGCCCTTGATCACCATCTCCCGCGACCAAACCACACCATCACGGCTGATGGACAGAAACATGGTAGGCGGATTGTCCGGCAACATAGCCGTCCGACCCGTCAAGCCGATCAGCTCCAAGGCCCGGACCAATACCGCGTTAGCGTTGTTGTAAATCAGCGCCGTATCGAACTGCCAGCCAGCTACCTGCCCAAATTGCGTGTCAACCTGATCATCGAGATAGCCGACCTTCCCCGATGGCGAGCCGACTACCCATTGCCCCGCGGACCTCACGGCGTGTCGTGCAGGCCATGGCTCATCAAACAGGATACCCCCAGCCCGGATATGCCATACCGGCCCCTCTGCCTTGCGTGACGCCTCTTGGCTATATGCAAGGGTCTTGTCCGGCAAATGGATCAGCAGCACCTGCTCATTGTTCTGAACGATGGTTTCCATTTCCAGCGCCGCAAGTTCCGCGTCGGTCAGTTCAGCGAGTTGCCGATCAATTTCCGGCGTGGACATAGGCAAGGCCTGTCCCGGCCCGGCAAGCCATACAGACGGCGCTTCATTGCGCCCGCCTCCGACATAGGCGAAAGTTCCCAGGTATTCCGCAACGGCATGGGTTCCGACGCAACCCTTGGGGATCAATCCGCCATTATTGCGGTTGAACGGAAAGCCATTGCCGCCGACGTTCTGAAAATTCTCGATGGTATTGGCATTGATCGCGTAAATCTCCCCCCGGATATGCCGCAAGGCAAGGATCGGGTCAGGTCGTTCTTCCGATGATCCATATTTCAACGGATCAACCGCCATCGGGTCATTCAGTTCTGTCACCGCAATGAAGGTGCCATCGGTGAACATGAAATAGCCCGCGATCCATACCACATCGATCACGGTTCCAAGATCAGGATCAGTCACCTGCAACAGGTCCGAGCCCGTCCAATAATACAGCCCCCCGCCTGAAGCGATCGCTAGCCGGTCAAAGCTGTAATCCATGCTGACCGGGTTGCCGTCGTCTGTCACGTCCCCAAGCACCGTAACCGATGATCCGGCTATCTCGCAGAGCTTGCTACCCATGACGCGGTAATGACGGCCATTCCACATGATCGCGCCGCGTGATCGGCCCGGACCTTCCGACAAACCCGTAATGCCTGCTACCGATCGCAGATAGCCTTCCGAAATGCCGCTATCGGTGATGATCGGCTCAAGATTGATCGGGTAGCTCGTGCGAAGCCGTGCGGCTTGATCGCTATAAATGCCCCGCAGAATGGGGATATTCGGCATTAGCCAAACCTCCAGCGCCGGTTACCCGACCCCCATGCCGTATTTACCGGAAGCGCCCTCTCGGGTATCCGGGTTCCCCCATTACGCAAGGCCTGCATTCCCGCCGCCAAAGCCGCCCGCGTTTCCGCGCTCATGGTCTTGCCGATCGTTGGCATGATGCGAAGGGCCAGCGAGATGACCACGGGCTGTAAGGCCCAATCGGGGATGCCGGACGCCTCATCCAGATCGCCCCCGCCGATGATCGCCGGTGCGTTGTAACCCAGATCAATCCCGACACCCGGCCCCTCCCACATCGCCATAAGCGCATCAAGGCGACGCAAGGCCGTAAACAGCTCATCCGGCGTCTGGTCGAAGGCATACCCGGCAAGGGCAAGCTCTTCATAGGCCATTTCGATCACGGCCCGCTTAGTCGTAGTCGCAGGCTCCAAGGCTACCGCATCATCGACAAGCAAGCTCGCCTGCAAGGCAAGATCTTGTCCGGTCGCCGTAATCACTCCAACGTCAAAAACGCTCGTGGTCCCGCTTGTGCCGCCTGATATGAACGCGCGAACAACGACACTGCCATCAGGCAACGTCTTGGCCTCTTGCGAGGCAACCACCGCGTCACCTGAAGCCACCGTGACACTCGATGATGCAATAACATCCCCGGCAAGCAACGCCGTCCAGTCTACATCATAGACCCGCGTGGTTGCCGATGCCTTGGGATGCCATACGATCATTACAGGCCATGCCCCGGCGTGACATAGGTGTTGCCATCAGCCGCAGAGGCAATGACCGTGATTGCCGACCCGTAACGCCCCCGTGGAAGGGTCACGCGAACCAGTTGACCGGGCGGGATCGGGAAGTCTCCCGGTGCCGCAATCAGACCCGCCGCAACCGCAGCCGGTGCCCCGGCAAGATCGGAAGGCAGGTCAAGGGCAGACAGACGAACGAACGAAATTGCCGTTGCCGAACTGTTGTAAAGAACCACCTGTTCCGCCTCGTAGGGGATCAGGATAGCCGCCGATGATGCCACACCGTTTGCGATGTAGAACGACGCCTTGGCGGATGGGGAAAAGGGTTTCATCATGCCGGTGTTGCCTTTGCTTTAGCCTTGGGCTTTTCAGGCTCGAGAGCCGCCATAATATCCGCCGCCATA